CGGCACGTATATCCATAATTCCGTCAAGCAAAGTTTCGGTCAAAGTTGTTACAGTTCCTGTCGGAATGTCTATTTTTATAATTGTATCTTGGAAATTGGTATTAATTTTTCCACCGAAAACATAGATTGAATCGCCAACTCCGACCATTGCATAACCAGTCAATCCTGTTGGAAAATTATCAGAAACAGTTGAAACGGCTTCTACATTAGTTGTATTATATGCTAAAAGTCCCAATTGTGGATTTTCTATCTCATAAATATTATCCACAACAATATAAAGGTTTTCATTTTCTACGGGTGTCCATTCTTGATTCTTCATTCCATACAGAACATCATCAATAGGTGGCAAATTCCCACCACCTCCACCAACTGCGGAAATATCGCAAATAGATAAATAGTTTTGCATTAGTTTTATTTGAATAATTGCGGGGGCGGTATATGCAACTTCGCCCATAATATCTATTGCAGTTGTAGAAACGAAACTCAAATCTCCATCATATAACATAATTTCAATAGTTCCATTTGCAGTTCCATCACCAACAGTTGTTGTATCAATAGTAACCTCTTGGCTTGTTGCCGTCTTTTTAATATACCTTTTATTTACATTACTCTCAATAGTTATCGTTTGTTTTAATTCATTCGGCAACTCGGAATAACTATGAATATTCTCAATCTTTGTATTAAATGATGAAATTCCATTGTTTATATCCGAAATTGAAGAATTAATTGTTACAATATCGGCTTTTACAGCTGCAACATTGCCTTTTAAAGTTGTAATATCCCCCGTATCTAATCCTTGTTGTTTTTCAATCGAAACAATATCTTCTTTTATCAGCCCAATTTCAGCATTTATATCTACAATACCGCTCTTAACTGCTGCAATATCTGTTACATTTGTATCAACTTGCTCAAAAGCGGCATCAATTTTGGCTTTTGCAACTGTTCCCGTATCGCCGATTGCTATTTTTGTTAGTGCCATAATGTTTTTTTAATATTAATAATATTAGAAAATACAAAATTAAACAATAAAAAACACAAATTTAATGCTTTTTAAATATATTTTTAAACAAAATAATGTTATTCAGCACAAATAATTTAATTTTTAAAAACAAAATTGATAGTTTGTACCTTAAAAACGTATATCTTTTGTACCAATTATAGTAAAAAGTTATAATTTTTAATATTTTTTTCTCTGAAATTTTATTCGTTTTTTTCATTCATTGCAATTGTTGATATTTTTTCATTAATAACTTGCATCCTTTTGCTCTGTAATAGCGTTTTAAACAGCATTGCTTGTGAAGATAGGCAATCAATTCCGTCATCATGGGGATTAAAAGACTTATCTATGTTACTATATGTTGAAATTTCAGTCAAAAACAGCCGATATTGTTCGTCTTTATCCCTTGTTACACGTCTAAATATAAAATTCTTTTTTATAAACTCATAACCCATATTTATACGAATTTCCTTTGGGATACTGTTATTGTAGCCACTAAAATTCATACTCGGTGGCAACATATTTTTTATCATTATAATTGCAGCTAACCCAATTCCATTGCTTTCACACCTACAAATATCAATATTTCCCATTTCACACCACCTGCCCAACTCTATTGCATTTGCCTCAATCCCTCTCTTATTGTATAAAACTTTATTCACATAAAATTTCCTATCAATACCAACAACAACCTCAATTGCACAGAAAAAATCCCCTCCTCTGTTTGCGGGGTCAATCATAACACAAGAAAAAACGTATTTTGGCACAACATCAGTAAATTGTAGTTCATCTAACGGCAATAAAAGTCCAAAACGTTCAATCGGCTCTTGCATATATTCTGCCCGCCAACCCATACTATCTATTCCGCCCAACCTATCACGCTCTTTTCTTAATTGTTCCAAAGGCATTGCTTCCTCACAAAAACTGCTTTCATAATAAGTTCCCTCATTTAAAATTGCAGCAATTTTTACAAAATAATCACACCCAAATCGCAAGGTTTCCCCTAATGCATCTCTTTTTGTCCACCTTGTTCCAATGTGTATCTCTGCACAAAATGGTTCTTTTCGTGAGTGATGAGATAAATTTAACCAATTCAAAACAAATTCATTTTGAGCATTTGATAACGCTACATCCATGCTTGGGTACAAGTCGTCTGTTATAGCAAGTGCAGCACCCTCTCCAATAATATTACCGGAAACACCCGCCCCAAAATAACTTGTTGCTCTTGTTGATCCTTTAATCTTCCAACTTTTCCACCCCCTGCTCTTATAATCCACCTCAACACCTTCAAAAATAATCTTATATTGTGGTAGTTCCATTAATGACCTTGTCGAATTTGATAATTTCTTACACAATTCTGCCGTACAAGTATTTCTCATTACAGGCTTGTCGGGGAAGTGCCCTAACCAAAAAGTACAAAAATGGCTTGTTATAAATGATTTTCCAGCTCTTGGTGGCATATTAACAACAGCAACAGAGGCTTTTTGTGAACAATAATCATTAAAAACGTTTTGATATGCCTCTGCAACTGCATATAAATATGGTCGTTTTCTAAAAAATTCCTCATTCATGCACATACAAAAAGTCCAAAAATCACTCTTTGCAGCCATTATCAATGAAGCATCTTTTTCTTTTAACCTATCTTTTAATGTTTTTTTATTCTTCATTGTCAATTAAATCTTGCATTGATATATCTTCCTCTTGTTCCTCCATTGGAACTTCATTAGTAACGTGAATATACGTTGTGTCTGAATTTTCAGAAGTTTCAGATTTTACTCCAATCTTCTTCGGCTTAAATTGGTCAACAATTTTTTTCACTTCACTGAATTTTGCATCCGACAAATTAATATTCTCAACTTGGGCATCCAATATCTGTTGAGTTCTCATTATTTTTGCTTGTTCGCTCAATTGTTGAGCAATTAGATATAAATATTTCGCCTCTCCTAACCCTTGTTTTTCAATTGCCGTTTCTGTAAAATCAACTTCATCAGCCGCTTGTTTAGAGTTATCCAAACCTTTTCTTCTTTTTGTTATACGCCTTTCTCTTTGAATTTCTTTTGATATTTCCCATTGCTGCCACGCTTCATCGATTAATTCTTGGCGTTTCATATATTCCTCCATTTGCAAAAAATCTATGTTCGCCTCTTTTCGTTTTCTCCAATCAGAAATCAGAAGCTCATAATCATTATGTAAATCTCTTTCGGAATATTTTTCATACCCTAATTCTAATTTTACGGCTTTTATTATCTCTGTTTCACGCATACATCTACGCCTACATTTTGAGATAAAAGACAATCGCTCTTCTCTTTCTAATACTACAATATCAAATTTTTTTTCTTCCATTTTGTTTTTTTTACAAAAATAATAAAAATAATAATATAAAACAATATAAAATCAAAAAGGGTGGAATACCACCCTAATTGAAAACAAAACAAAACAAAACACAAGTGAAACACTACCTACAATAGTAGGGATTAAGACAATTTATATTTTAAGCAAAGATATAAAAAAATATAATATAAAATACATTTTTTGAAAAAAAAATTAATATTTTATTTTTTGCTTCAAAACAATAATAGCCATAGGGTATTTTGAAAAGTCAATATTATGCTTTTTATACATCGTTTCAATCATTTTTATAGATTCGTCTTTATAATATCCTGTATCAGTTAGAAAAACATATTCGGGTATATTATGGAGTAAAATAGGAGTTACAGAAATACATTCAGCTTCTATTTTCTTCCCATTAAATTCATATTGATACATTTTTCCGACTTGATACTTTTTACTAAATAATCTAATTGTGGTAAAATTTTCTGTAAAAAGTTTATAATTCCAATTCTGGCTAAATTTTATTGTTTCCATTTTTTTATTTTAATATGATAATAAACTTATTAGAATTACTATAATAATTATTGATAATGCAATTATGCCACAACCTAAAAAAATTGTTGAAATAAGGTTTTTTATTTCCTCTGTGTATTTTTCTTTTTTCATTTCACTAAAATTGCTGTAACTATATAAATCAAATGTACTGTTATCTCATAGTTGTGCGTAATTAACGGTACTGCGACCATTCTACGGTATTGAATACTGCTTTGTGGTTTACCCATCTTGCAAATCTCCTTTGTTCATTTGTTGGTTGTTTATTGTTTATAAAATCTCTGTATGGTTGTGCAAATGGGATACAACCTTTTTCTTTTAAAAACATAACTCTTTCAAGTGCATCTGGTATTTCTTTTACAAGCACATAAACAAATACTCTATAATTTTTCAATCCGTATTCGTTTAAGTTTTCAAGCGACTGTTCAATATATGGAATTTGGCTTTTTGTATCACAAGCCATTCTTAAATATTTACTCCATTTAACATTGCTTAATAATTCTGAAATACTTTTATCTTTCGCAATAATTCGTGCGTCTAACCCTTGATTAAAATCAATTTTAATGCCTAATCGTATTATCTTTTCAATCTGCTTCAATCCATGTTCGTGTGCCAGTACATTGTTATCCATTAAAACTGCTTCTTTTCTACCTTGCAAAAATTCCTCAATATCTGCATAAGGTTGTATATCTCCCTCCTTACTTGGTACTACACACCAACTGCATTTATTGGGGCAACCCCTTGTTAAAAATCCATAAGCAGCCGTAAATTTTGGGTAAATAGAATAGTCAGGGCAAAGTTTATCAATCTCTGATGGTAAGGTATTAGTCATTTTAAAACCTGTGCCACCTTTTATAATTTCGCCATAATTTGCAAATCCTTTTGAATAATCAGGAGAAAAAGTAAATACTTTGCTCATATATGTTCGGTCATAATTGCCAATATCTACCCAACTTACATTGTCGCCAATACTTTTATGATATGCAGAAATTTTCATTAAAGCAAGGTTTGGAAAATTATGTCCGTCAATATCTATTAATCCTATGTTCATTTCACTAAAATTGCTGTAACTATTGCTGCTGCACCTACAAATGAAATTCCACCAATTATCCACCCTCGTCTTGTTGATTTTATTTTATTTTTGTCTAATTGTTGCTGTAAATTTTGTATTTGAACAGCATCATTTTGAATTTGCACGCCCATTTCTTTTGAAAAATCGTAAAGAGATGCAATTAAACTGTCTTGTTGCTGGAGTAAAGTGTCTTTTTGATTAACAACAAACACTAAAGTGTCAATTATAGTCGTAATTATAGTATTTATGCTATCTTTTTGCGGTTGTTCTATCGGCAAATCAGCTACAATTTCATTTATATTATCTCTTTCAATATAAACATATTTTATTACTTCTTTTGTCGTTGTATCAATCTCTGATAATTTTCTATGCAAATCTAAAACGGTTTCTTTGTATGCAGCTATTTGCTTTTCATAATATGTATCTGTAACTTCAATAGAATAATACTTATTTTCATACCATTTAATAATAAAAAAAGTAATCGTAAAAGATGCAAGAAACAATAAAAATAAAAGAATTATAGATATAATTTCTTTTTTCATGGCTAAAATCTTAAAATTGTATAACCTCCCTCAATCCATAAAGAGCTCATTGAGTTTGGAAATATATCTTGTTGTAAAAAATCACTAACCCACCCCAAAGACGTATATGCTTGAATATAACCACATTTGACAATTCTATTCGGATTCCAAATGAGAATATC